GTAATCTTTGTACAATATACATCGAGCCACACGTTCAGAAATTTGGTCACCAACTCGCAAATCACGAATGAGTTGGGTAAAAGTGGCTAACTCCTCATCACCTAAACGATATCTCTTCTTAATACAACTCTCAACATCGTAATCAGTAAAATCGCCCAGGTGATCAAAGATTTTAACACTAGCATGACATGCCTCAGTTACACTGGTAGAGTGTGAAAACCTTTCGCGCAATGCAGTAATAATGGAATAAGAGGGTTGCCACTTATAACCATTAATCTGAGCTGACAAAAACATGTCCATCCGCTCAGCATTTGATAAAGCGCTAAAATGCGCTGGAGTTAAACCAAGTTGATCACAACGCAAAGCGTCATCAACTTTTCCAAAATTTCTTATTATTGCACCCGGAACCAGCACAGGGATGCAAACCTCCCCAATGACACAAGGAAACCTTTTCAAAAAAGTCATATCCTCAAAAATCTCACACTCATCAAGAGTGACAGAATGACCTATAAGTGATGCTCCATGTATTATACTCTCATTAATAGTTAAACGCCCCTTAACTAATTCAGAGAAAACAGAACACGCTATAAGCATTGAACCAACATGATTCAAAACTGATGTGAGAACTGTCCCTGACCCTTCAAATGGGGTGTTAAATTGCATAGTAAAATACTCATCACTACACTCCGGATTGGATACAACAAAAGGCAATAAACACTGTTGGGCTAATCCCAAAGCAAAAGACTGGTTCCAAGCTGAAAGGAGGTAATAAACTACTAAAAAAGCGGGCGCATCCTGTGATGAATCATTACTCTTAACATCAACATTATACATGAATCGTTGACCCCGAACATTCCCTGAATAAACTGAATCATCAGAATGAATCAATACACACATGTGATTTGGGATATCCATAGCATCCCTTAACTTCAACATACATGTCCCTAATTCAACCTCATCAAGTTTAGTCATAACTATTAACTCCAAAGTAAATGGTTGGCCTTGATCATCATACAACAGATAATTACGGCACCCATTTAAACAAACTTTAAGATACTCTGGTAGTTCATTAGCGTACATACAGCCAGAACCATAGGCCATATACACACGGGGCACTTTTCCATGTTTTGCACTCTCTCGCTTCAAACTCACTTTCAGCCGTCTAACCATCAAACCATCAACAGTGTGCAAAGCTTCCTTCTCAACCATGGCACGGCGCAAATTCTTTTTTACATGGGGGATACTAGCAATCGATGAACGATGTTTATATAACCCCCCAATTTCATACACAGATTGCAATACAGAATTATACGCCCAAGAAGAGACATCAGTTAATTTATCAGAAAAATACTGAACAAAAGTGGGTCCACAAGATCCATATATATCCTTAACAACATCACTCAAAAAAGAAATACGAAACTCATTTAAGTGATTGTTAAAATATCCACTAGGTGGTTTAGGATATCTCATAGACTCCATAAACAACTGACAATGTTTGGGCATCTTATCCACC